TTGCGTCGGAAAGTTTACCCGACTTTGCGATCGTGGCGAGGTCTGCGTTATTTGCTTTTGCGTCGAGTGCGGTTTTTACGCCGCCCGATGTTACGGGGTTTGCACTCCCTGCCGTCGGCGTTGTGTCGAACGTAAGCGCGTTTTGCTTTGCGTTCCACGTTGCCTTTTCGGTATCCGTTACGGTGCGGTGTGTTGAGTCCTGCGTCAAGTCCGCAAGTTCGTCCGTTGTCGCGTATGGTAAATCGTTCCACGGCGTAGAGCCGTCGCCAATCTTAAATTTACGACGACCGTCCGCCGTTTCTTCAACACAAAACTCGCGGTTTTTCGGAGTCGGGTTTACACTCTCCCACGCCGCCGTTGTACCACCTCTCGCAAGAATTGTTACAATTTTTTCTTTGTCTGCCATTAAGGTTGACCTCCGTTTATTATTTTAATGTTTTCAATATCGCTCACACGCGCCGTTAAATCTTGCAATACGGACGGATATTTTTCCGTAATTGTTTCGTCCGCCTCGATCGCCCGCGATAATGTAACATTGATAATTTCCGTTTGCCACACAACACAATCCCCACTATCCTCCTTCTCAAATTGCAATTGCATTTCAAACGCGGGGTGTGATGTCGTTTTACGGCGTAAACGGTATATAAGACGCAATTTTGTTTCCGTTATTTCGACTGTAATTTTTCCGTCTTTGTCAATGTAATTTTCTTTGACGTTCTGTATTTTGATGTACGGCGTAAATTCCGATAAGTCGAGTCCGTCGGACGTTTTGCGCGGCACGCAAAATACAATCTTGTCAACAAGGTTGTTGCCTTGCACTCCGATGTGCAAATATTTTATCGGGCAAGACGTTCCGTTGAAAATAATATCCATATCAAACGTCGCCTCCCTCAATGGTGATCGTGTCCGTGGTTTCGACGACGTTATCGACGGGATACCGCGTCAACATCTCGCCGCCTCGTTCAACAATCGTCCCCTGCCCTTCGGCAATATCTTCCCGAAGTTCGTTGATTTCCGCGGTCATTTCTTCGTGTTCTTGCTGTACCGTCTGTGCCGCCGCCTCCGCCGTGCTTTTTGCGGTGTTCGCCGTTGATACCGCCGTGTCGGCTTTGCTGTCCGCCGCCTCCGCGGTTTCGACCGCTCCCGCCGCCGTATTGACCGCGGATTGTGCTTTTTTTTCCGCCTCCTGCGCGGTCGTTAAGGCGGTTTGCGCCGTTGAAAGTGCCGAGGTAACAATTTGGTTGATCTTTGCATAATCTTCCACCGCTCCTATAAGTTTTTGCAAATTTGTAATTGCACCGCCCGATATTGCAAAGGAATATATCGGGAGTTCATATACCTTGTTGACCGTTTCCGCCTCCGCGTCGTAAATGTCGTCTTTGGTAAGCGGTATCGCGTCAAGGCTCGTCCCGACATACGCGACAAACGAGCAATTTTCCTCGTCGGACGGGTGGTACGTTTCAATGCGCGCAACAACATACCCGACGTAGCCGTTTGTCATTTTCGGCGTTACTGTTTCCGCCGCCGTTACCTCGTTCATACGTCCTTGCACGACAAACGCGCCCGTGCCGATTTGGATTGACTGCCCGACGATCGTTGCGGCGAGTTCGTCGCCGTATCCCTTGTAATAGCCGTCCGCTTTGCTTTGGTCGATAAACCGCGACTTAACTTCGAGCGCATACAAATTTGCTTTGAAATTGAAAACGCCTTGATATGTTACGGGTTTTATCAATGTTGCCGTCCTCCTTAACCTTTAATGATCTCGGTTAAAAGAATTTTCTTAAATCCGAGTTTTATTTGCGTGTTTTCGCCGCTACCGTCAAGCGTCGTTATTTTCTCGCTTATCGGCAACGTTTTGTATAACTTGCCGCCGTAATACAACTTTACTTTCGTGTAAAGCGGGTACACGGAAAAGTCTATCGGGTCAATCGTGATGTTGTTGTCGATCACGATATTATCGACGTACCGCGCGTTGGCAAGTTCATACACGGCGTTAAACTGTGCGTCGGCAAGATATTCCGACTCAAACCATTTTGTTTTGACGGGGTAAATCCGCCCCGCAATATCGCCCTCCGCGTCCGACTGCACAATGTTGTTATCCTTGTCGCGGTAGTAATACTTTGTTGCAATCGTGGACGGGCGCGGCTTGTATTGCGGGATATATACGGGGTTGCCCTCGTCGTCAACAACGGGGTTGCCCTCGTCGTCCACTTCCTGCACGTCCGTATAAATGGTGTTTCCGTCCGCGTCCGTTTCGGGCGTTTCAACGTCGTATTTTATGGTTGCAACCGTCTTGTTTGTTGCTGACGATGTTGTCGTCAACTCGTGGATAAAGTCGCTTAAATCGACCGTTAAAACGGTTGTGCATTTTACAAACGTGAAAATGATTTTGCCCGCCGCGATGTCGTACCTCGTTTCGATGTTGTACTCGTAATATTTGAGGTAGCCCTTCAAAAACGTATAGGCGTTGACGAGTTGATATGTCCCTTGCAAATCGCCGTAAACGTCCGTCGTGTCCGTTTTGTCCGTCGGTATAACCACCTCGACGGGGATTTTACCGACTGCCGCGTCGGCAACATCGAATACCGCCGCCCGCACCTTCTCGAAAATCGCCGACAACTTGCCGTCAAAACTGTTTTGCGGCGTATAGTCGAGCAAAATTTCCGTGTCCCACAATGTTTTGAAGTCAAGCCCCTTGATCGTCCGCTTGTTGTATTCGGGCGTTACGGTATCGGCAAAACACGCGTATTTATAGTTGCCCGCGTCGTCGTTCACGACGGCGATCTTTGCGTCGTTTACGTCCTCGTCGCAAACGCCCTCGCCGCTGAAGGAGTCGCTGTCGTAAACGCGGGTCGTCAAATCATACGTTGCGTTGTCAACGTTCGTGATGTGATTTTGGTTTTCGTCGTATAACGCAATGTACACCGCACGCCTCCTTTAATCGAATAAATACCGCTTGATCGCAATATCTATTTCGCCCGTGTCCTCGTCCTCCATATTCGAGGTGATGTAGTAATCGCCTTGCGGAAGGTATAAAAACGATTGCTTTGTTTTGTCCGTCAACCCGTAGCCGTTGACCGTTTCGCCGTCCGTCGTAACGGTGATTTTTTTGTTTGTCGGCTCAATCACAATTACCGTGCCGTCGGTGTTGTTGGTTGAAAGCGATATTTCTCCGACAACGTTTGCGTCCGTATCCTCGATACGCAAATCAATGTTGTTTTTGATATTGCCCGAAATAGTAATTGTGATCGGCGCGTCGATAAAAAACTTGTTGGATATGAGCCGCCGTTTCACAAACACTTGCCCCGCAAACCCAAACGGAAAGCCAAGCGGGAAAGCCGTTGACTCTTCCGATGTGTGTTTTAAGGAAAACGACTCCTCGACGCGCTCATACCAATACGTTTGACGTTCAAACGTGAAAGTTTCGACAAAAAGCCCGTCCTCGGATATTTCGCTTTTCGTGTTCGACTGCAACACCACGTCGCAAAACTTGTCCGTTATACCGTCGTTGTACTCAAACAAAAATGCCGATGTGCCGCACGCCGCCAAGAATTGCAAAAGCCCCTTATAATTCGCGTAACCGTTCGTGCCGTCCGCATTGAAGTATATCTTCAACGTGATAGGCTCGAAAGACGGCGTAACATTAACAAGGTGCTTGCCTTTTTCGCTTTCCTTGTAGGACAATGAAAAAGCATTGCCAAGCCCCGACGGCTCCGCCGCGAGCGCGGAGGTGCCGTTCAAATCAAATGATTTTGACTTGTCGTATGTATGCAAAATAAATTTCCGCATTTACATCGCCTCCGCAAGTTTTACGTTTATTTCCCGCACGAGCGCGTCAACGTCCACCTCCTCGGCGTAGTTCTGTATCGTAACCGTTACATTTTGCGTCGTGTTGTTGGTGCTGTAATCGTTGTTTATGATGTCGCCCGACGTTCCGCCCGCGCCGATGTCGTCGTATATCGTGCCGCCGCCCGTTGTCGTTCCGCCGTCGGACGTTACGGGCGGGGTCGTGTCGATAATCGCGTTTACATCGTTCATATCGTCGATCGCGGTTGTATCAATGCGCAACTTGACCTCCGCAATGCGGTCGATGTGAACACCGAGCCAACCGAGCGCACCGTTTACACCGTCGATAAGCCCGTTTATAATGCCGATAACGAAATTAACCGCGTCCTCGATCGCGCCGACAACGATGTTGATTATGCTCACCACGCCCGAAAAAATCTTTGATACAATATTCCCGAACGTTTGAAAGAGCGGCGCAAGCCAACCGAGCAATTGCCCTATGACCTGTAAAGGCACTTGCAACGCCGACAACGCGACTTGTAACGGAATAAGCGCGACCTCGATTAACGGTTGCAACAATTGAAAAATCAAATTGAGCATATCGAAAAACGGCGAAAGCGCGCTTACAACCATATTGACGACAAGCGCAAGTATGTTTCCGACCAATTCAATAATCGGCGACAATAGCCCGATAAGCGTATTAAGCGTGTTCATTATCACGTCGAGGACGGGTTGCAACGCCGTACCCAAAAGCCCGACGAGATTGTTTATGCTTTCACGGAAAGCCTCGCATTGTGTGTAAAGCACAAGCAAGATCGCCGCGACCGCCGCAATTATCAAAATGATCGGGTGCGCCGCAAGCGCGGACAACCCCGCTTGAAGTTGAGGTATTGCCTGTATCAATCCCCCGACGGTCGTTACCAATTTACCAATGCCGAGCGTAAGCGGCGCAAGCGCGGCAACAACCAAAAGTGCCTTCGCGGCAAATTCCTGTTGCTCCAACGTAAGCGAATTAAACCACTCCGCAAGGGCTTGTAAGCGCGGCACGAGCGAGTTGTTGATTACGTTTGCAAGGGACTGTAAAAGCGGTTGCAACGACGCTCCGATTTGCAAGCCGACGTATTGCAACGACTGTTTTAACAAATTGATCGTGTCGTCAAGCGTAGCAAGCGCGGATACTTGCTCGTCGGTAAGACTGCTCATACCCGCAAACTCTTCCTTAAACTTTGCGATTTCTTCCGTCCCTGCGTTAAGATACGGCAACATTTGGTTTGCAATGCGGTCGCCGAAAATTTCGTTTGCATACGCCGCTTGCAACGTTTCGTCCTCCATACCCGCGAGCGCGTTCATTACGCCGTCGAACATTTCCTCGTAGGAGTCAAACTGCGACATTTCAAGCCCAAGCGCGGAAAGAGCCTCCGTCGCCGCGCTTGTCTTGCCCGACGAAAGATCGAGCATTGCCGCGCGGACACGAATTAACGCGCGGTTAAAATATTCCACATCAACGCCGAGTTGCGACGCGACGTACTGCCACTCTTGTATGGTTTCCGCGGATACGCCAAAACGGTTTGATAAGTCGTCGATTTCTGCGCCCGTTGCCGCCGCGCTTACGCCGAGCGCACCGAGTCCCGTTATAGCACCCGCCGCCGCGGCGGAAAACGGCGTTAAGGTACGCCCCACCGTCGATATTGCACCGCCAACCTCGGATACATTTTTTGCGATAGCGTCAAACTTGATCTTGTTGATTTTGTCGAGTTGCTCTTCAAGTTGTTTTGCGCGCAATTCCGTTTGCGCCAACTCGGTTTGCAATTTTTTGTATGCCGTGGTGTCCGCGTTGCCGCTTTGTTCCAAAAACGCCAAACGCGCCCGCAAGGTTTCCGCGGATTTGGCGGTTTCGTCAATCGCCTGTTGGGCTACCTTTTGCGCGCGCTCGAAAGTGGCACTATCAAATTTAAGTTTCAAACTCTTTTGGAGTGCGTTCAATTCGGATTGCGACGACTTTGCCTCGGAGCGCAATTCACGCATTTGTTTGTTAAACGTGGTTGCGTCCGCGGATATTTCAACCGTTAAGCCGCGTATGTTGTCCGCCATATTGTCCGCCTCCTTTTAAGAATTTGACCGCCTCCGCTTGCGATATATCGCGCACTTCGACGTTTCGCTTTTTGTTTTTGTCCGCCGCCCTTTGTCTTAACGCCGCTTTGATATTTGCAATATCAAGAGCATAAAGCAATATGCAAAGGTCGGTAAAATGCGTGTTGCGGATAAAGCAATCTTGTATTTTATGCTCGACGCACTTTTGCATTAACGTTATATACCGCGGCACAATCAAGTCGTTTTTGCGGTTGCGCGATTTCCTCGGATTGATTTTCTCGTACAACCGCAAAAGTTCTTGACTGTGCGCTATGAGTTTTTTGCCGTACCCGTGCTACCGTTCAAAACGACCTCAAAAACAAACTTGATCTTTTCGATAAGTTCGTTAAGATATTCGCCGTCGGCGAGGTCGAAAAGTTGACAAAACGATTTGAAATCGGGTATATCGTCCCCCTCCATAAAGCAATAAAGGGCTTTAAGGTTGGAAAGGATATACGCCTTGTTTTCAATCGCACCCGCCGCCTTCATTCGCTCGATGTATGCAAAAAGCGTTTCACTTTTGGCGTTGTGCGGGAAGTTCTGCTCCCACCGCTCCTCGGCAAACAACGACGTGTCGATTGCCACGTTGATGTTTTTCTTGTTTACGACAAGTTTGCCTTCCGCGTCAATTTGCTTTTCGACAACGGGCAACGTTGTTTTTATCATAGCCCGCCTCCCTTACTCCGTCGCGGGCATTTCGGGCAATACAACCTCGTCGCCGAACGTAGCAAACCCTTCGTCGGCGGGCGTTACGGTCATCTGCCAAACGATCACGTCCTGCCCTGTCTTTTCGTCCTTGTACACCGTACCGTCGGAATTTTTGAGCGGCACGCCCGCGATTTCAAGCGCGGTTTCAAACGACGACTCGTTGATGTCGTCCGTCGTCTGGTCGAACGACTCGGAAGGACGCGTCGGCGACGTTACGCCGTAGAGCCACGTTTTGGCAATAGGCATACCGCCCTCCTCGTCAATGCCGCACGTTTCAAAATAGATTGCGTGCGACACGAGGCGTTGCTGTTTGATGTCCGCAAGCCCGTTTGCCGTCTTGATCTTGCGCCCCATTGCGATCTCGTAATCGTTGCTTACGTTGTTCGTCCCCATTGTCCCCGTCTTGCCGCGCTCGTTGACAATCGAGCAAATGCGGCGACCGTCGCCGTAAATGACTTTGGTTGCGGAGTCGGGTTCTAACGCCATAGAGCGCGCCGTTCCGTATGCAACGGGGGTTGCGTAGCCGCCCTCGCCGTCGGGCAAAGCGTACTTGATGTTTTGCACATTAAAACGGACAAGTGTTTTTTTATCCATTATGGTTTACCTCCATTGTCAAGTGTTTTTTTGATAGCCGCGAATATTTGCGGCTCTGTGCTGTCAAAGCAACGGCGGATAAAGCCGTAATGCGGGCTTTTTTCGCTGTACTCCAACACGTTTGAAAGCGGCACGCCTTCCCGCGCCTCGCCTTTCGACCCGTCTTTCGTCTTGCGATGTACAACGCCTTTTGCAACGCGCGTATTGCCGATGTATCGGCGGTCTTTGTACTTCGTCTTGATTTTCCAAGAGCGCGCCATTTCGCCCGTGTCAATCGGCGTTGCGCTTTCCACCGCTGATTTGAAAACCTCCGCGCCCGCTTGTAACGCCTCTTGTCGCGTATCAAACATCGCGCTTTGGTATTCCGTCAATATCTGCTCTAACGCGTCGGGCAATTCTTCAAGCGAAAAACGGCTTGTTGTAATCTTATCCGCCACGTTTCACCGCCTCCACATACAAAAACTCGACGTTTATACCGCGATACGGATTGTCGATGTCGTAAATATCGCTCTCGCCGTTCGCAACGCAAAAATGTTTGTCGGTCTTAAACTCCGCGATAATCTGCTTTATGCGTTTTTCCGCGTCCACAAACCGAGCGTCGGTCTTTTCGTATGCGTAATAATAATTTACATCGACGTAATAACGAACGATTTGCGCGCACCCGTCGCCGTGTGCGCCACCCTTGCTTGATACGATACGATAAACAACGTACTCGTCTTGATTGACTTTGACGGTCGAGTTGCTAACCTTTCCAACCTCAACGCGGCGGATATGGTGCGATAAAATACCGTAAGGCAAAAGCACTTTATCCAACTTCGCTTGTACCGTCTGTCGTACACCCATTACCGCACCTCGTACTTCTTGACTTGAAATTCAAGCATTTTGTTTTGCTCGATATAGTTATCCGCCGCGGACGCAAGCCCGAACGTGTGCGCGTCGTCCGCTATGCCGTGTAAGTAAATGCGCACGTCCGACGTAATGAGTGCGTCATATACACGCTTTACAAACGGCATACGCACGCGGGCGGGGCGGATAACGCCGTCGGACTGCTGTTGTATCGCCGTCGCCCCATAAGAGCCGAGCCATTCGCAATAAAAACAATCCGTCATTATCGGCGCGCCGCTCTCGTCTGTCCCGATCTGCGCCTGTATGGGTTTCCACGATGTGGTTGCCCCTTTACCTTCCTCGTATTCCGTGCATTGCACGGCAAACTTTATGAGCGTTCTTTTGCGTTTTACGCGTTGATCTGCCATACGCTACCTCCGCAATTGCGAGATAAGCGCGACGATCATACCGTCCTTTTTGATAAGTTTTTCGTCGTCGCCCTTGTCCCGATAGTCCGCCCAAATGGATTTGACGGCATAGGCGCGTTGCGTCGTCAACCTTTCGTTTGGCACGCCGCTTTCGAGCATAAATTCCGCCGCCTCGTCGATGTAACCTTGCACCTCTTGTTTTTTGTGCGGGTCGCTGTCAAGATAGCCCAACTTGAAAAGTATTTTATCAACCTCTTGCATTGATAACCTCCGATCGTTTACCGATTATGTATCGCCACTTCGGCGACCCGCACGCAAAACTTGTTGTTACTGTCCGTCGTCGGTGCTTGCCGCCGCCTTCTGCACGCTTGCAAAGCCGTTCCACATCGCGGGCGAGCCGCCGACAAAGCCGACAACCTTAAACGCGATCACGCCTTCCTTAAACTTGTAGTCGGTGGACTTTTCGACATCGAGCACGGTGAAGTATGCGAGTTCATAGCCCTTCAGTTTGCCGTAAAGCATATAGGGCTTGCCCGCCTCCACATTGCCGAACGCCGCAAGGCGGCTCGTGCATACAAACGGAATACCGTTGATTGTACCCGAATTTCCGCGCACGACGATTTCGTATGCGCGCTTTTTGTCCGTGCCCTTGACTTTTGCAAACTCTTTGAGGGTGAGTTTGTTAAGGATAAGGGTTGCGTCGCCCTCGACCTCTTCGTCGCCGCCGTAGTCGAAAACGATGTTGTCGAGCGTGTTTTCGTCGATCGTGGCGATCGTCTTGCGCTGTGCCGCCTCGATCACCTTTGTGGGTGCGTTCACAATGCCGACGAGTTCGCCCGTGCCGTTGCCGTTGACGATCTGCGAAATGAGTTTTTTACGCCACGCGCCGACGACTGCCGCGTCCACTTCTGCCATATAGTTGGCGGAGGGGAGTTTTTCAACCTCTTCGTTGACCTCGGCATACGCAACGATTTTCACTTTGTTGATGTCGGCGTAATCGAAGGTAGGCTCGGCGGACGTTGTGGGGGCTTTCCCTTCTTCGGTGATTACACCCTCGCCGTAAGCCTTGACAAACGGCTTTTTGTAACTTTCCGCGCCCGCGCCTTCGAGGTGTACGACGTTGACGAGCGTGTCAAGCGTTCCGACCTGTTCAAACGCGGGGTTGAGCGTTCCGCTCGTAGCCACGCCGAGGGCGGTACTGCCCGACGCAACGGCGGCGCGCATTTCGATAGCGACCTTTTCACCGTTTTTGAGTGCTTTTGCGCGCTTTTCGGTTTCTTCTTTTTCCGCGGCGCGCTTTTCGTCGGTCTGCACCTTGCCTTGATCGAAAATCACGCCGCCCTTGTTGGGAAGTCTTGCGGCGCGAGCGTCTGCCTCTTCCGCCGCCTTTCTTTCCTCTTCGGCGCGCTTGTCGCTGTCGTCCTTTCTGATCTGCTCGATCGTGAAATTGATCTTGTCAACCTCGGAGCGGATTTCCGCAAAGCGTTCCGCCGTGGTTTCGGGTTTCTGCAATTCCACCAAGAGGGCGGCGCGCTTTTCCAAAAGTTCTTTGATGTTCATAACTGCTTTTGCTCCTCCAAAAATAAAAATTTTTCGATTTCAAGCCGTAAAGCCGCTTGCGCTTTTTGCCGCTCCTCTTTTTCGTTATCCAACGCGGCGGCGCGGGCGTTATCCAACGCCCTTTTTTCGTTATCCAACGCGCTCGCCGAGCGGGCATATATCGAGGTTTGCGGGTATGCGCCGTCGTTGACTGCGGACACCTCGAAAACCCTTGATATTTTTGTAATGCGTCTTGTCGGCATTTCGCTTTCAAGATCGCTCCACTCTGCGCCCGATACAACGATACCGAACGCAAAAGACATATCCTCGATGTCGCCGCGCGTAACCGCCGAGCATAGTTCGCGGGCGGTCGCGTTGTTTTCGATGTCGAGGGTTGTTTTGATGTGCATACCGACGTTATCGACGGAAATATCCATTGTCGAACGCTTGCCGCGCCTGTGTCGCGCAAGCGGTATCATTCCGTCGTCGTGGTTTACCATAAATTTGATGTCGGACAAGTCCGCGCCGTCGAGCGCGTGCGCGTCGATTACCTCGTAAAAGTAATTGCCGATCGCGGTGCGCTGTTCAAAGACAATCGGGCAACCCTCAATTATGCCTTTAAGCGGGTCAACCGTCGCCCCCTGCCCTTCACCCGCGCGCCGAAAGATTGTTGCGGGCGCGGTGATTTGTTCGATATACTTTTCGAGCATTATTCCTCCTCCTTCTTTCCCGCGGCGGGCTTTTTGCCTTGCGCGAGCGACGATATTTGATATTGATTTGCAATCGACACGTCAATATAGTTGAGGGATACGCGCGTCGGCTGTCCGTCGGGTTCATATCCAAGCAATTCGCGCCGTTCGTCGCGGGACAAAAGCGCGTCGTCTTTCGTCATTTCCGCGATCTCCTGCCTCCTGCTGAAGGATAGCGATTGCACCAATTTGTCGTAATACTTGATCGTGTGCCCGTATGCGAGTTGGCGCGGCGTAAAAAGCACAATCTTCATTGCCTCGGCAATTTCGATAAGCAACCCCTCCACCGCCGTTTGATAAAACGCCGTGTATTCGTCGTCCGTGTATTTGCCGAGGTAGATCGGCAATGATACGCCGAACGGCGACAATATCTCGTCGCGCAAAAACGTCAAGATGTTTTGCGGTATGTCCGTCGCGCTGATGTTGAGCGGGGTAAAATCGCTTTCATAGTCCGTTGCGACAATGCCGTACTTTGAGTTGAAAAGGTGATTTTCAAACTCCTCGCGGGTCAATTCCTTTTTGTCCGCGTCCGCAACGGTTTTCATTGTCAAAATGCCTTTAAGCGATAGCGACGCTTGCAACGTTTTCGGGATCGCCTCTTTGATAACGTGCATTGTCTGTAAGTTGCCGAGGAGTTCCTTGTATTCCCCGCCGCCGCTTACGCCGCCGCCCAAGTACGCGTTTTGACCGTAGCCGAGGCGGATATGGATTACGTCGCCGTAAGGCAAATCGAACGTAACGCCGTTGTTTGACAATTCAATGCGCATTTCGCCCGCGTCCGAATAGTATAACTTGACGTTGGCGGTTTCGATCGGGTAAAACCCGCGCGTTGCGCGCTTGACGTACCGCACTCCGTTTATCGTGATCGGCACCTCGTCATACTGCCAATAAATAAAGCAATTTCGATTTACAAGCGTAAGCCACGCAACCTTGTACAAAAAGTCTTTTATGCCGCAAAGCGGGTTTATGCGCGCCGACAACACCGTGTTAATGCTGTCGTCCTGCACCTCGATACGGTGCGGGTTTTGCCGTTCGATCACGGATTTTAAGTTGCACTTCGACACCTCCTCCGCGACGCGGTGTATCGCCGTTTTTACGATGTCGCTAACGTGTATGTTATTGCCGAACGAGGTAAACACGACATTGTTTGCATTGAAAAGCCGACGGCTATATGCGCTCGCCTTGTCCCAACCGAGCAAACCTTGTATCGCGTTTTTAAGTGTTGACAAGTCCTTTACCTCCTTTTGGCAAAATAAAAAGTGAGCCGATATTTCCGACAAGGCGCAACGCCTCTCGGTAGAATATCGACCCACTTGTTTTTGATATTAAATCAAAAATGGGGTACTCGTCGCAATGCGACGGATAGTACACACATATTCAATTTTACCTTCATTATACCCACTTCTCGGCACGAAGTCAATACCTTGCGCCGATAAATCGAAAAAATTTTACTTTTCGTCCGCCTTTTGGTCGCGTTTAATGGTAAATGTGTATTCGCGGCGGCATATCGGGCAAAAGTATGTAACGTTTATCACGCCGACGCGCGCGTCATACTTTCCGAGCAATTTGTTGTGTATCGGGCAACGCACCTCACGTTGATATTGATTGTTGGTTTGTTTTTTATCGTCCATATTTACGCTCCGATCCTTGAAAGAAATGCGCTTTTACATTCGCGCAATGCCGCGTATGCAATCACTTTCGACATCGTGCCGTCGATTTTATTGCCAATGTATCCGCTTATTTTTTCGGGCATTACAAAGCCTTTGTTGTCGTGCTTGACCGCCGTATTGCGGAAGTTCCAAGCGCATATTTCGTTGCGGTTGTAGTTGATATGACGCGCCCGCAAATCCTCCTCCACCGTCCGCGTCGGCGTGTTTAACCCTTCGTATGTCATTTTGATTTTTGTTAAAACATTTTCGCCAAAGCGTTGTTTTACTATCTTTGCAAACTCTTTTGCGTGCCACTCGTCATAACCCACACGGTACGGGCGGATTTTGTACGTTTGATACATTTCCCAAATATACTCGGCAACAACGTTGTCGTCGATTACGTTGCCTTTGACGATACGACAAAGCCCTTCCGCCGCCCATTGCTTATAGTCTTTCTTTTCCGTGTTCGTCGGGCTGTCGGTCGCTTGACCGTCGCCCGCCTTGACCTCGGTTACAAAATACATCGTGTAAAGATATTTCACGGGGTCGGCGGGGCGCATAAACAAAAACGTGCAAGCGCAAAGATCGTTTGTTTCTGCGAGGTCAACCCCCACAATGCACCAACACCCCGCAAAATCGGCAATATCAAACGTGCCGTCGCACTCGATAATATCCGCCTCGCGTAGCCACGCCCGCGAGGAAAGTTGCTTGATGTTAAATTCTTTCGCAAGCGTAAAGGCGCGTTGCGCGCCGTTGTTGCGCGCCTCTTCGACAAGATCGCGCAACTCGGATATTTTCTTGACAACGCCCAACATCGGGTTTGATTTCGCCCAACTGCGCTCGTCATTCCACACCTCCGCCTCGCTGTCCTGTGTGTAAAGCCACACAAGCCAACGGGGGCGATCGAGTTCCCCTTTTAAGACACGGCGCGCGTCGTGTAATCGTTCGTCAAGGTAGCCGTCCCGAACGATACCCTCCGTCGTGATTTCAAAATAAAGCGGCTCGTCCTGCGTCGTCAACGACGAACGGAGCGGCATTACCGTTGAGCGGTCTTTCATTTCGTGTACTTCGTCCACGATTACGATTTTTAAGTTGCGTCCCTCTTTTGCCCCCGACTTTGCGGACATCTTTTTGATCGCGCCCTTGTTCTGCGAGGAAAATTTGCCCGTCTTTTTTCGCTGTTTCGGGTTGCCGAAAAATATGCCCTTGATGTTCTTGCGCGTAACGCGCGACATCGCCCGCGACTCTTCGCGGAAGTTGTTTATGCAATCGAATATCAAACCCGCTTGCTCGTAGTCGTTGGAGGCGCACATTACCTTTTGCCCCGCCTCGCCACAAAACCACTCGGCAAGCGTCAACGCCGCCGTGAAAGGCGTTTTGCCGTTCTTTCTGGCGATAAGGAGCAACACCTCCTTAAACCGACGCACCCAACGCCCGCCGCCGAGCAATTCGTCGTCAAAGACGTAAAACCCGAACACCGCCTCCGCAACGGCTTTTTGGTTGAGCGTCAAAATAAACGGCTTGCCCGCAAACGGGCTTTCAAAGTGTTTGATCTCCCGTTCGATAAAGTCAATCCGTTTGTGCGCGCCTTCGAGTTCAAAGTGGTACACGTCGCCGTGATACACGATGTCTTGCACGAGGCTTTCAAGTTCGGTTTTTAATTCCCGCCCGATCACGATGTCGCCCGCGCGGCAAGCCTTGTAATACTCGATCAAGTAACTATGCCGTCCGCCGACGGTATCGTTTAACACCTGCCACCCCGAAATAGGCACAATATCGGGGTTTACCAAGAGCCACTCGGCGGCGTTATTCGTAGTCGTCAAGCCCGCCCTCGTCGTCGGGGGCAAGCGTCCCCAACATCTCTTTGTTTAACTTTTGCATTGACGAAGTATATTGTGCCATATACTTTACGCGCGTTTTTCCCGCCGCCGTTTCGCGTTGTACATACGGATTTTGCGGGTTGTAAATGATTGTCGGCAAGTCCTTTATTGACTCCAACACCGCAAACGTTTCCGCGACCTTGCGTATAAGCGAGTCGTTGATTTTCAACTTGATGTCGTCAACGCCCGCCGCCCGATAAAGCCCGACGAGGCGCGCGTATTCCGCGTCTGCTATATCTTGCTGTTTCTTTTTTGTTTTTCCTGCCATTTCGCGCCTCCTATTTTGTTTTGCAAACTTTTTGAGAAAAAAGTCAAAACTTCGGTGTGTATGTAAACGACTTGCGGCGTGGAGTCTTTTTGCCTTTTCAAAAATTTTTCAAGGACGGGGGGAGTAAAATTATTCGCGGTATCTTTCCCAATACGCATTTATCCACCCGATCACCGCGTCGCGGATACTTGACCGCTCGATGTCTTGATACGCGCGCTTGATACACTCCTCCTTCGACGTGTCAATGTGTACGAGTTCCGCGCCGTAGTCCTGCACAAACACATCGCGGTCAATCCTATCGGGATATGTGCCGATAATGTATGCGTCTTGCCACTTGCGGCGAGGTGTCGCCGTCCGCACCTCGTCAAGCAAATAATCGCGTACATTGAAGGCGACGCGCTTTGTTGCGTCTGGCTTATCGTATAGCCCGCAAATACATATCGCCCGATGTATCTTGTCGAGGTCAACAATCAAGTCGTTACGAGTCGCAACGCTGTTTACATACGTTGTTTTGCCCGCACACGGCGAGCCATAGACAAGATAAACGTGCTTTGCGCCGACCACATAACCAAAACGTTTATGCGCGGCGTTATGGCAATCGTGGCATAGTACCTCGATATTGTCGGGATTGAGCGTAACGTTCACGTCGTCGATATTGTCGAGCGTTAATTCCACTTTGTGGTGCGGGCGCAATTCGGATATATCGAACACGCCGCCGCATTTGGCGCATACGCCGCCGCTCTTTATCTTGCAAGCCTGCGCCAAGTCCAAGTAATCTTTGCGGCAATAAAACGCGTGTATCGGGTCGAGCGGCATTATATTCCCTCCGTACTGTCGGGCGGCAACTTGCCTTGTTCTGCAAGTTCCAACGCCTTTTTACGCAACGCCACGATCTGCGGGTCGCGGGCAAAATCGTCCGTAAAACGGTTGATAAGCAAAAATTGTATCATTCCCGCGTCGGGCTTTGCATAACGTGTGTATCGCTTTGTTTTCGTGCCGATAACAACGCCGCTTTTCGACACGATCTCCTCCGTGGTTTCCTCGGTGTATTCGTAGCCCATTGCCACTTTGTAAGCGTTGTTTATGAGTTCCGTCTTAAATTCTTGCTTTGCCTTACAAAGTGTTTCGGCAAGTTCGGGGTTTTCCTTTTTGTATTTCGCCCACGACGTTTTACCCACCCCGTAATATTCGCAAAGTTGTCCTTCGGTTACACCGCAACGAGCGTACCGCGCAATATCCGCCAAATAAGGTTTTACCTTATTTGCGTACTCGGACGGGCAACCCCGCTTTTTTTCGCCACCTTCAGAAGTGCCGCTGCCCGCGTTGTTTTTACGCGGGTTTTTCGGCTTTTTGTTTTCCGCGTCCTTTGACGCGTCGTTTTTTGACTGTTTCGGCATTATTTTCCCTCCCCTATATCGAGCAATAATTTCGTGATAATCAATATCGGCGTAAAGGCGAGCGCGACGATAAGCGGCACGCAACAACCTATCCACGAAAGGGCGGTTGCGGCGCACAATTTGCAAATTATAAAGATCGCCGAAAGCGGCACACACACGACGCATACCACGAGCGCAATAATGTACAAAAGCCCGATAATTCTTGTCATTTTCGTTTACCTCCCGTAAATCGCTTGATACTCAATACGACCCACCCGTCGGCAAGCCCCGTAAAGTCGCGCAAAATGTACGTTATTTTGCCCGTGAGCCGCCGCCCTGTATATTTCCCGTCTTTCCATTCACGCATAATCAACAAATCGCCCACGGCGTAATTTCGGTCATCGTAGCGCAATTCCCACGGCTTTATGCCGACGCGCGCCGCCTCGAAATATTCGGGCAAGCATTTGACTTCGATTATCTTTGCCATTGCCCGCCTCCGTACACAAATAGTTTTTCGACGCGATCGCGCTTTGCGCGGTTGTTGAGGTGTGTTTTTACGCTCCGCTCCCACACGCAAGTAAAATCGGGCGGCGCGGCGTATTCGCTGATAACGACGAAATGCCCTTCCGCGGCGCGTTCTCTGCACCATTGCCAAAATGCGGCGGTATCGAAATGTTTTGCGTATCCGACACCCTCCGCATAAGGCGGGTCGCAATAAATAAGCACTTTTTCACGCGTCGGAAAGCGCATTTGCCGATAGTCGCAACACCCGACCAATATGCCGTGCAAGTTCGGCAACTGTCTTTTGAAATTCGCCTTGCTTTCCTCGAAATAGTTGCGTGTCGTACCGTCCTTTGTCGTTGCAATCGCTCCGTAGCACCCGCCATACACGCGCGCGTTGTACGACGCAAACAAAAGCACCGCCGCCCGATACCAACCCGCATATTTTTCGGGCTTGTCCCGCACGTCGTAATATTCCTCACGCGTCGGTGTCGTCAATCCGTCCAAAAGTGTAGGATTTTCGCGGCAAGTTTCGACGAGTTCACAAACAAGCGGGTCAATATCGTTTCCGAGGCGGTTTTCACACTCGATCTTGTCGATTATGTTAAACCCGCCCACGAACGGCTCGACGTACTGCTTTATGCCGTACTCGTTTATGTACCCTTGCAAGATCGGCACGATGTCCGCCGCAATTTTCGCTTTACTCCCGATGTATTTCACGCTTTGCTTTGCCTCCCGTTTCTTTATGCTTTGCCATTTTGGCGTATATGTACGCGCCCGTAACGTACTCGCTTGTTTTGTGGGTAAAAGCTGTAAGGCGATACCCTTTGTACATCTGCTCAAACACCCCGTGCGGGTCGCTGTCGCCGCGTACAAGCCGATTTACCCGCCGCCGCGTAAACTTGTAGGCGGCAACCGTGATTTGCGGCTTTTGCAAGTTTTTCGATGTCTTATACCGCTTTGTGCCGCGAGGGTCTTTCATACAATACCGCACCATACCCTCGTACCCGCTTTCGTCCGCTTGCAAGCGGCGCGTCTGCTTGCGCGCTCCCCCTTTCCATAACCGCTCGGCGAGGTCGCGGTCGGGGAAGTTTGTTACGATGTGGTGATGTACCCGCTTTTTGCCTTTCTTTTCGTCGTCCTCAAACTCCGTCCAAAAAACGTATTTGAGCGGCGGAAAGCCGAGTCGTTTTCCGTGGTATCTTAACCGACGAAGGAAATTTGCAAATGTCTTGTCCGCCTCCGCAACGGATTTCGGCAATTTGCTCGTTTCGTATGTAAACGTGCCCCAAATGTCCTCGTCCGTAAAGTTGGTATTCACAAGCCGCACAATGTTCTTGACGGCGTTTTTGTAATTAAGGCGTTTTTGCGCCTCGCGGGTCGTCTTTTGCTTGCGCGCACGTTCGGTCGATCGCGCCGTGTCCCATACGGGATATATCTCACATTCCAAGACGTTGCCGCTCTTGATTGTCTTTGTCCGATAATGCACGATGTGGCGATCTTCAAGGGCTTGCAAGCGCGCCTCCCGCTCTTCCTCGATCGCAAATATTTCGTCGTAATCGTACCTTGTCGGGTCGATTGTGTGCTTTACCATTGTATGCCTCCTATTTTTGCGCAAAATAAAAGACAAAGTACGCAAGGGGTCTTGCCCCTTGCAAACCCCGCAAGGCTCAAGAATATAACACGCCGACGCGCCGTGCGCCGCTTGTCTATCCCTCTCAACGGGGCGCGCCTCTCGTTCGGGTGGCGTTTTGTGTTTATCCGTCGCATTGCCTTTGACCGTAGCACTTACGGCAAGCGGACAAGTCAAGCCCTTTGCTTACGCAAAAATTTTCTTGCGAAAATTCGAGGGGCGTTGACTTTGCTTGCCGACGTGCTTTTACACGGTCAAGGCGACGGAATAAAACACAAAACTTTAATCACCCGATCTTTTACCTTCGTCGTCAAGATAATACTTCATTACGAGGACGTAAAAGCACCGTTGTACCCTGCAAAAGTTTTGACAATCCACCTCCGATATGCTATAATACATATAGGTTTGGTTGATGTTTTTTCGTCAACTGCGGGCTATCGTCAAGTGCCAATTGCGATAGCCCTTTTACTTTGTCTTTTTATATGTAGTTTTACTCTTTGCCGCCCTGCGGCGCGTCTGCGCCGTCGGCGGCGTTTTCTTTTGCCACGATCGCCGATAACTTTGCGTCGAGTTCTTCGACGAGTCGGCGGACGCAATCGGTCTTGCTCAAATATCCCAACTTGCGCAACGCATTTTTTGAAAAAACACGCTCCGCGAGATCGCGCGGAATTTCAACGGTAAGGTTGTAAAAATCGTTGCTTGCCCGACGGCGGCGCGTCCTTTCTGTGGCGGTTGCAACCGCCTTTCCCGCCGTCTGTTCGGGCGGTACAAGTTGTATTTCCCGCACGTCGTACACATCAAGCACATCGCAACCGAGCGATTTGCATATACACGCAAGTGTGGGCGGAGTGGGTAAACATATATCGTTGACAATCTTACTTAAAAGCGATTTGTCAATGCGAGGGTCGGCGCAACGCACCTTATCCAACACCTCTTTTTGCATTATGCCTTTGTCGAACATTATTTTTTTGTACTTCGACATCGCATTACCTCCTTATGCCCGCCACGCGGGCGGGCGATTTATGATTGCGGGATTAAACGCAAAAGCCGAAGGACACGCCGCGCGAATTGCCCGCGGAGTTGCCGTTGACATCACCCGACGGAGAGACGTACCAAAAGTAGGTACTGTTACCCAAGTACGGCGAGCGCAACCACCAAATGCCAGCAGAGCCGCCGCGACGCTTTACGACGTTTGCCGCGTCCTTGAAGTATTCGTATTGTTCCCCCTCGCCGTCTGCCGTGTATGTACTGTCGCCGCAAACCTCGGCTTGCGAAAGCAAAAACAACTTGTCGTCGGTCGAGGTTACATCGTCAGAGCCGCCGCCCGTACCCGTCAATTTGACAACGGGCTTGATCGCGTCCCGCAATTCGGCGGGCAAGAGGGAAAGAAAACGCGGCATATAGACATTGCGCATTTTCGACTTTTTCCACCCGCCCGCGTTGGTGATATTTTCGTTCATTTCATACTCACCGTCGAGCAAATCTTTTAAGCCGAATGTGATACCCGCCGTCCTATCCGCCGCCCGTCCGTTTTCCGATAAAACATCGTGATTAAATCCGAGTATAACCGCCTTCACGCGTTCACCCGTATAAAGCACGATGTCCTTTGTGTCGCCGATTTTGAAATGTCTTTGCGCCTCGCCCGTGGCGGCGATTTCGGCGATCTCCTGCCACGTCATATTTTCGATATTCTTGCGGCGCGTTGCAATGCCGTATTGTTCCTCGAAAAGCGCGTCAATATCCTCGCGCAATTCGTCATAGCCCGCGCGAACGGCGGACGGAGCCGCCTCCGCGTGATTTGTAATAATCGCCGCAACCTCGTCGTATATGTTCTCTGCAACGCTGTCGGCATTGATCTTTGTGCGCTTGCTTGCCATTGAAATAAACCTCCGTATTGTAATGATTGACGGCGGATTTGCCTTGTCGTCGATATACTCGTCCGCCGATATTTTGCGGGTATCCTCGCCGTATTGCCCGACTTTTTCGGGCGCGTTTTCGTTGATGTAATCAAACGTCAACCCTTGCCGTTTGCACCACTCGACCGCATTTTCGAGATGTTCCCCGACGCGGCACGTCCATAAAATAACGATGTCGCCCGCCGCCTTGCGCTCTTTTACATATTCGATCACGGGCGTTACGGGCGCGCCGATGTCGGGATACTTGCACTCGCATAGCGTTCCGTCGAAATCGACGGCAACAACTCTTGCCATATCACACCTCGATTTTGCCGCCGTCCGAGTATGCGTACCCGATAATGATTACGCCCTTGTTGTTGAGCGTGAAAGATATTTTAAGGCGCGCCCAATTGATCGTTGCCTTGCCGATCGCGCCGTCAAGGACGGCAACGCCGCACCGCAACAAAAGATCGTGCGTGCCGTCGTCGAGGGTTACGTTGTGGGTTTCGCAATAACTCATAAGGTCGTCAAGGCGTTGGCGAAGGCGGGCGATATTTTCCTTGCGGCGTTCCGCCTTTTCCACCTCGTCTTGATACTGCCGCGCCTCGTAGCAATCGCAATGTAACGTTGCTGCCTCGTTCGCCGTTTCTTGACTGTCGTAATCCGCGTCGGGGAGCGTCTGTTTGCCGCAAAAACGGCACGTCGGGAAAAATACCGCTTTGCCTCCCGCCGCCGCGGCGGGCTGTTCGTCGATGTAATAATGATCGTCGTCAACGTACCCGTTGTACATCTTCATATTGTTACTCATTGTTTGCGCCTCCTTGTTTGTTTTGGTTTTCAATTTCAATCACGGTCATAATGCAATAGTTCGCCATATCAAGCAATGTGTCCGTGATACTCTCCGATTTTACGCGTTGCCGATCGGGCGGCAATTTTGCAAGGTTTTTAACCCGATTAAACTTGTCCGCAATGCGGGTAATTGCCGATATAATACCGAGGTCGGCAAATGTATCGCCGAACGAGTTGCCGTAATCCGCATTTTTCTTTTGGTATGTATCGGTCAATTGTGCGCACAACTGTTTGTGCCTTTCGATGTTTGCCATATCCGCCGCCTCCGTCAACTTGATTTCGGGTCGTTTTTTGCTTTGAACACCGCCTCGTGTGCCGTTCCGTATTCCTTGTTATACTCGGCGAGGCGTTTTAATTCGCGGGCGGTCATTTGCTCGGCTACACGGACGGCGAGGTTATAGTCGTCATAAATTCCGTATGCGCCGCGTCCTGCATTTTCGTCGAAAGGTCGGTTATAGTTTTTTGCAAACTCCCTGTCCGTAAAAACCATATTCCCGCCGCCGCTATAAGGGCAATATCCGTGTCCCACTTTTCTATAAAGTGAGAATTTGATGTCTTTGTAATCGCACGGTTTCCACTCGCTCGTACCCGCCTTCTTCTCGATTTTGAAAACACGATAGCGGCGGACGATGTATTTGTTTACGCTGATAACTTCTTTTTGCGCGTCGCAACACGGGCATTTGAAAGTTACTCCCTTCACGGTCAATTGTCCCGTGCCGTCGCACACTTTACACGGCTCGCGGAAGTACACGCTTTCGCCGCTTTCAACACGGTAGAATACGTCGCCCATTCTTACCGCGCGCGGGGCGGTGTAGTTAAACACCGCACTTTGGGTTTGGTTGGTTTTTTCTTCCATTTTCTGCCTCCAATTTTTTATTTATCCGACGGACGCATTACCACCACCATTGAAGGGAACGGTGCGCCCGCCTTGCTTTCGTTGAAATGTAAGCGACCACGGACAAACCGTATTTCGTGCCGCTTGTATATGTACTCGTGAAAATACTTTGTGTCGGTGCGGGCGGGTATCAACATCACGACGAGCGTACCCCCCCCGCAAGCGTTTCGTTGTGGGCTTTTTCGACCCACTTGCCGATGTCCCGCCCGTAAGGCGGATTGCAATACACCCTCTCCCCGCGCCAACTTTGCGCCAAGCCGTCAACCTCTTTCGTGAAGTATCGCGCGCATTTTGCGTTTTGCGGGGTCGCGCACGGGTCAAGCGTGAAGTCAAATTCCTTGTTTAATTCGTCGAAAAACGCTTGCGGGGTCGCCCACTCTGCCGTGTTGCTTGAAAACATTGCCTCGTTAATCATTGTGCCGCGTCCTTCTGTGCTTGTCCGCGTTCGGACACGTCGCAAAATGCGATACATACCCGATACCGTCCACGATCGGGGTAAGAGCCGAGCCGCCGCCCTTTACGATGTTTCCGCGCACAACCTCACCGTCCTTTGTTACGATAAGAGCCGACCCGCGGTAATTCTTTTGATACTCGACTTGCTCCTCGTCGCAAGGCATTGATCGCCCGTTTTGCGTTTTTATCCACACAATTTTTGCGCCGCAACTTTTACACGTTGTAACCTTCATTTTTGTGCCTCCTTATAGTAAATCAAATATGGATAGTTGCGACCGAACGGCGGCGAGCCACCTATTGCCCGCCTCGTAATATTCGTCGTCTATCTCAAACCCGATATAATCCCGTTGTAGCCGATACGCCGCAACCGCTGTCGAGCCGCTCCCTGCGAACGGGTCAAGTACCAAATCGCCGCGGCGTGTGTGTTGGTTGATAATGCGCGACAATAGATCGGTCGGCTTTTGGTTTTGGTGTGTCTGCTCTTTTCCCGTTACGCGGGCAAATTTCCAAATGTCCTCGTAACGCGGCATATCGGGGTTAAACTTTGCGCGCCCCTTGTTGGCGTATATGATAAACTCGTACCGTTTGCCGTACTGCGCCTCCAAGTCGCCCGCCGTGTGATTGCCCTTATCCCAAACAATGATGTTTTTGACGGTAAACCGCTTTTCGATCTGCTGTTTGAAAAAATCCACCTTATCACTTCCGCAAAACATATAAAGCGGGGTGTCGTCTTTCATTACGTCGTACAATAGCGGTATAACGTCGATTATCAATTGCGGGTTGTTGTCGTTCTGTATGGTCTTACAAAACTTATGCTCTTTGTCTTTCCTGTGGTGGGTAGCATATTCGATAAGGTACGGCGGGTCGGTAATCACACAATCAACGAGTACCCCCCCCCGTGCCATATCGCGCAACCCGTCGCGGCAATCCATTTTGTATATGTGGTTACGTTCAATCATTGCCGCCGCCCATAATCCTCGGATAAATACGCGGCGCGTATCTTGCTCCATTCTTTATCAATGACAAGTCCCCAATTGTTCAACTCTTCGTCGGAAGGCGGTTGATTATATGTAACTTCACCAATATAACGCTCGCCGCGTCCGTAACTGTCGTAAGATACATATCCCGCGGGGATAACCCCACCCGACGGGGGACGGTGTGTGCAGAAATAACGATACTTCCCCTTTGCCTTAATCGCTTTTTTTGCTATGTCGTGATACGTTGAGGCGTGTAATGTTTGATTGCCGACGCGCTTTGTATAAAATTCCGCCGCGAAAAAATACCACGTTACACAAAATAGCGGGTCGCCGTATTCATCTCTATCCCAAAAAGCACAAGCGCGCGCCTCATTTGTGTATTTAACCTTATCGTATATCTTTTCGCTCGTGCCGCCGCTTTCGTATGAGTGTTCGTACTCGTATTCGGTTGCCTCTTCACAATTCTTTATTTTTTCCGAAATCGCTTTAATTTCTTCGGGGACACACCACCCGCCAAAAACGGCGGAATATTCAGAAATAAGCCGATTTGCGGCACGAGTTAAAACAGTTTGCGATACGCCGCGCACTCCAACTTTATATGCTTTATTAAATGATTTTTCGATCATACGTCTACCGCCATATACTCCGCGACTTTCCAACGGTTGCCTCCGAGGCAAGCAACCTTAAAACCATTTGTAAAGTGTTGCCCCGTACAATCATATTGAGAAGGAGTGCAATGCGCCGCTTTCGTTTCCCATAAGTACGCGATAAATTCCTCTTTCGTACCGTTGAAAACAAACGGCTTTTTGTAAAGTAACGTGTAATATTCGGGGAAATTCGGGTTGGGCGTTATTGCAATATATTCGGGGGTCGCGTTCGCAATTTTATTTAATTCTTTGCGGAGTTCACGTATCTCGTCCGACCAAACTTCAAGTGCAGTTTTTCTTGATATGTGGGCAGTCGCCGAGCCTTTTTCTACCTTGATTTTTTCTTTTAATTGCCGATACTTGTACATAGAAGAGCGCAAGTACGAGTCATATTCCCAATTTTTAACCATTGCTTGCCTCCTGCTCCGTCGTTCCGTAAAGTACCAAAAGCGCGATTTCACGCGCTGTCAATGGAAGTCCGAGTATCTGTTTTGCCTCAATGCGTTTTAATGTTTCGTTGGTTTGGTTGATAACGTTCATTTTGTTACTCCTTGTTTTCGGTTTCTTTGGTGGCGTATTCTCTAATTGCAATACGCACGATGTCGCTTAACGTCAACTCTTTTTCCTTTGCCGCGGCAACAAGTTTCGCGTGCGTGTCTTTCGGGATATAAACGCCAATGCAAATTGTTTCCTTCCCGATCTTGCCGCGTCCGTTACTGTTACGCATACGCAATACCTCCTTTGAAAAATAAAAATAGGCTTGTCCGTTAAGACAAGCCTTCAAGCATAAAAAAATAGGTTTGCCTCAACTGACAAACCTATTGTAAATTAACAATGTAGATTTGTCAAACGTTTTTCATATCTTTTTTGAAATTCTTTGAAAGTTTTTTATAAACACGTTTGCAGGCAGTAAAAACGCGGCGATTTTGCCGCTTTATTCCATAAGTCGATTATACACTTTTTCTTTTCAAAGGTCAAGTAAATGATTTTTGGCGCGCCAAATCGCGGCGGCTCGACCGAGAGCCGCCGCCCGCGTCCTGTTCTGCTTATCCGTTTTATTTATTCTTTACAAATCGAATATGCGGCGCGTCCGCGTCCTCCCGCAATAGTTCGATTAACTGCTCGCGTTTTTGCAACGGCGTAAGCCATACGCGCTTGCCCTCTTTGTTGCGCAAGGACGAGTGCGGGCGGTTGTTATACCGAACGACCCACGCCGCCATTTTTTCTTTTAGTTCCTCGTATGTTTCAAACGTTAATGTCTTGTAGAAAAATTCCGAGTCCGTGCGGTGCGACCGTTCAACCTTGCCGTTGTGGCGCGGGGTGTATGGTCTTATAAGTTGGTGCTTGATACCGAGTTTATCAAGCAAAATATCGAGCGCGTGTTTTTTGCCCTCGCCCGTTCCTTTCGGGTTTGTAAATTCCGTCCCGTTGTCCGTCTGTATCGTGTTCGGCGCATATCCAAAATACACAATCGAACGTTTTACAAAATCGACGGTCGAATATCCGCTCTTTTCCTTATACGGAAATAAAAACCTTTCGCGAGTTGCCTCGTCTATCATTGTATATTGATATATCCACTCTTTTTTGTATTTCCCGCGGTTGCAATCGCGCGGGACGTACTTAACGTCCATTTGCCATTTTACGCCGATGTGTTCGGGCGTTTCGTATGGTTGCGGTATGTATTCCTCGGTTTGCTTTACGGGAGTGCCGCGGAGGTGATTTTTTACGACATACCGATAAAATCCGCCGTATGTACGCTTGTATGCGTGTTCCGTCCGAAGTATGCCCAACGCCTCGGTGTAACTGATGTCGGGGTGTTCGGTAAAGATCGCTACGATCGCCGCGCGCTCCTCCACCGTATGTGATAACTTATGCGGCGTTATCGGGCGGGACGATCGGTTTGCAAGACTTTCAAGCGTGCCGTTGTACTGCGCCTTCCACCGCCACAAACTGCGCTCCGTACATCTGCTCTTTTTGCAAACGTAAAAAATGTCTTTCTTTTCCACAAGCCACATTTTCAACGCCTTTTCTTTTTCTTTCGCGCTAAATTTTAACCCTCTCATATATTGCCTCCGTAAAACAAATGGGCGGGCTACCCGAAAGCAACCCGCCCAAACTCCGCAATCCTTATTGTTTTTGCCTTTTTTCCAACTCGCCGACCGCCCACCGCAAAAACTCGGCTTTGCCCATTCCCGCCGCCTTTATCGCGGCGCAAATGCTGGCGCATTCTTCGCGTTTAAGGTTTACGACAAAATGCTCATACTGATCTTGCGTCTTTTCTCGATACCGCTTATCGGCGGCTTTCTGCGCCTCGCTCCTTGCCATATCTGCCGCCTCCCTTAAAATAAATCGCTTTCGGCGACATACGCCTTCAAGTCGTCAAACGTCGGGCTATCCACTTTTGGTACGTTGTACACCAAAGACACGCGCCCAAATTTGATTGATACCGTCCACGAGTTTTTATTCTCGCGTACCGTGTACACCTTGCCGTTTTTTTCAATCGTCATTTTATACCTCCTTTCGGGCGGAATAGCCGCCGCCCGCGCGGCGTTTTTAATCTTGATTACAACACAATTATTATTGCGTCGCCTTCGCGCCAATAGTCCTTTACCGTCTTTTCCCAATAGGGAGCGAGGGCTTTTTTATACGGCGCAATATTACTCGTCCTTAATTCCGTGCCGTGATCGCGGATAATAACAATATCCCGCTCCGTGCATTCCGCCACAATGTGTTTTACCTGTTTCAATTTTTTTTGCGTCCTCCTTATTTGACATTATTTTTTGTTTGTGCTACAATAGGACTTACGAGGGGGCGGTTGCGCCCGCCCCGCTCTGCCTATCGACGATTACTTATCGTCGTCGGGTTTGCCCTTTCGGGCTTTGGCTTTTGAGCAGTTGCCGTTCGGTTTCAAGGTAATAACGATTTTGTCCGTCGCGGGATTTGAAATCGCTATCTTGACAAGTTCGAGCAACTGTTCTTTTTCTTTGTCCGTCATGCGCTCACCTCCTTTGTTTTTTGTAATTATATTATATCACGTTATACAAGATATGTCAACCATTTACACGCATTTTTTCAATGAAAAATAGAAAATTTTTCACGCCAAAAAACGCCTCGCATTTGCGGGGCGTTCTCGTTATGCCGATATAATTTTATAGCCGCGCTTATTGACTTCCTCTCGGTCGTTTGGTATAATAATTTTGCTACAAACCTTATACCCGCGGCGAAAGTCTGCCAAATAAGCACGGCTAACGGATACCGAGCGACCTTTTTATCGGTGCGCCGACAACCTTGCATTTATTATATATCGGTTGACCGATAAAGTCAAGACTTCTTTGCCGCGAAAAGCAATTTTTCAACGGGCAAAGGAGTCTTTTTATGTCTATTGCGGAAAGAATATTTGCACTTTTAGATCGGCAAGGAAAACGACAAAGCGATCTTGCGCGGTTTCTGCAAGTGCGCCCGACGACGGTTTCCGAGTGGGTACACGGCAAGCGCGAGCCTTCGGGCGTTCATTACGAACGCATTGCGGATTTTTTCGGCGTGTCCCTTGATTACCTTATTGCGGGACGCGAGCCGCCGCCCGCGGCGGTACAACAAATTATCGGGAATAGTAACAACAATAATACCGTCAACATATCAAGCGGCGGTGCGAGCGACCTATCGGAATACGACTGCGAATTGCTGAAGGTAAGCACACACCTCGATATGCGACGAAAAAATGCGTTACTTTCCTATGCGTATGAGTTGGAAAAATCTATAAAAACGGAGGATTGTTAAAAATGAAATGGTTTTACTCTTTGAAAAAGCCCTTGCGCATTGTGATCGCGGTTTGCGCGTGGTTGCCGCTCGTTGTCTTTGCCGCCGCCATAAGCGGCACGATCGGGGCGGACGGTGAAGGTATGCAACCGTGGCAAGCCGTTGTTACCCTGCTATTGCTTGCCGTCGGCGTATTCTTTACCGTGTTTTCGGTTATCGCAAGCAAGCGCGAAAAGGCGGCAAAGCCGTCCGAGAGCCACACACCGACGCACCCGCAACCGATATATACCGCCGCCCCGCCGCCTGTTACGGCGCGAGTTTCGCGCCCTGCCGTTCGGTATAATACCGCCCCCGCGTTTGTCTGCAAGTTGATAAAAAACGGCAATACGGAAATGCAAGATAATATCGAGTGTTGCAACGAAGGCGACGAAGTGATCGCCGATTACGACCCCGACGCGGATTTATACGTTTGCTCGCACGACGTCGGCGACATCGGATACTTCCCCGAAAAGTTCGGCAACCAATTGACGGGGCAATATTACATTAAGATAACCGACATTGCGGAAAACGAAAACGGCAAATATTCCGTCGAGGTTGCCGTCTATATGCAAGCCGACGGCGGCGTATCCCTGCCCGCTTTTACAAAGGTTGTCGGCGTATCGTTCGACGGTCGGCAAGCGTACATAAAGGAAAGCCGCGAGGGCGATCCGCTGATTATCAAACACACACCGACAAGCGAATACCCGAACGCCGCGGCGGTCGTAAACGCCCGCACGGGGCAAATGCTCGGACACATCAACAAAGATTTTGCCGCGTCCTTGCTTTCGTCGTTCGGCAATGGTTTCACGCTCGAAGGCGTTATCAAAGACATTACGGGCGGCACGCCCGACGCACCTCGCCTCGGTTGCAACATCGAAATAACGCGTTGCAAGTAAGTATCAAACAAATTGTAAAAGGGCTATCGCAAAACGCGGTAGCCCCTTTATTTTACTTAAAATGTTTTTCGCCGAGCGCGCTCGCCCACGCCTCAAACCATATCGAATTGTAAGGCGGCAACGCCGCACCGCGGCGGGCTTTGTATTCACGCCACCAATACCGAACGGCGGACGGTATGCTTATCACGAACGGCATAAACACGCCGAGCATAATGTTTTGCAACCCGTGTCCGCTTTCGTGCTGTTTCGTAGAAAGCGCGGCGTTGCGGTTTACGACAAAAACGCCGCCGAGGCTAAATCCTCCCCACCCCGTGCCAACTTCGAAATATACGAAGTAATGAAAGCGGCGCGGGCGGTGTCCTGTAACAAGGAGCGCAAGCGCGACGATCAAGCCCGCCGCCGTTATGAGTATGCCCCAAGTGCAAGACACGAGCCAAAAGCCTATACCTTTATGCACTCGCATTTGCCACCTCCGACGGCTTGTTTTTCAAGTCGTAAATCGCCGCCTCGATCTGCGTTATAATCCATTTGTCAAGGTCGCCGAAGTTGGATTGTATGTACTTTTGCACGTCGCCCGACAACTGCGCCTTCGTCGTTTCTAACGCGGCGGCAAGGGCGTTTTTCTGCGCGTCCTCCGTCCAAAAGTCCGTGCCTTTGATATTTTCCACATACGTTTGGTATGTCTGTTTTACGGCACTTGCAACCACCGTTACGGCGGAGTTGAGATACCCTTTAAGTTTGGTATCCTTTACCTTCGTGTTGATGTAGGTTGTGATCTTCGACACGACCCACGACGCAAGCGCGGTTACAATCGCGCTTATGACCGTAATTACGATCTCTTGCCAATTCATATTACACCTCCGTTTTATTGTTTTCGTTCGATACCGTCAATCCTGTGGTGCGCGGATTTGACGCTTGCCTCCAACGCGGCGATCTTTGGCGGGATTGTGGCGAGGTCTGCGTCCTCGACAATTTGCTCAATACGCGACAAGCGGATATTTTGCCCGTCAAGTTTCGTCGTGATTTGGTGATTGCCTTGCAAAAGACTTTCGTTTTGCAATTTAATCGTTTCGAGGCTCGCGTTTATGCGCGCCTCCTTTGCTCCGTCGTCGCGCTGTTTCTGCTTGCGCGAGGCTACAAACGCAACAATGCTTGTTATGCCCGATATGCCGCCGACAATGGATACAACAAGCGCGATTACTTCCGCCGTCATTGTGTGCCGTCCTCCAAAAATAATTTATCGTACAACGCGTCCATATTTACCGTCGTTCGGTATGCGTTGCAATGCTTTATGTGTCCTTTCCACGATATATACGATGTCTGTATGTCCCCGATCGTCATTTTCCCTTCGTCGAGCCACCGTTTGAACGTCCTCAATTTGTGCCGCATTTTCGTTATGCCTTTCCGCGCGGGTTTGATTATCACCCCGCCCGTATCGGTCAAAATAAAATGCCGCTTTAAGAAGTTCAATCCGCGGGAAAGTTTGACGATCTGCGTCTTTTTGGCATTGAGTTTGATACCCAACTCAGCGCAAATGCGTCGTATTTCCTGCAAACATTTTTGCAAATGTTCTTTGCTGTCGTGGATAAGGTATCCGTCGTCCATATATCGCCCGTAATGCTTTATGTGCAAAACTTCCTTGATGTAATGGTCGAGTCTGTTCGGGTACATCAACGCGGACACTTGCGAGATTTGACTACCCAAACCAAGCCCAACCTCGCCGAAGTCGTCAATAAACCCATTTACAAGCCGCGCAATTCGCGTATCGGTAAACGCCTTATCGACTATCCCTTTTAACGGCTCGTGTTGGATATTATCGAAGTAGCGTGAAAAATCGAATACCAACGCATAGCCGTTTGTGCCGTGTTTTCGGAAATGTCTTTGCAAGTGGCACACGAGCCGCCGCACCGCAAAATCAATCCCTTTGTGTTCTATACACGCGCCGTTGTCGTATATAAAAGATTTGCCGAAAATCGGCACGAGCGCGTTGTCGCAAAGACAACGTTGCACGACCCTTTCGGATATATGCACGCTCTTTATGTGCCGAGGTTTTCCGCGTTCCACAACATCAAACTCGTAAAAACCGCGGCTTTTGTATGTTCCGTTTTGCAAGGAGCGGAGCGTGTCGTTTATGTTTTGCAAGGCGTTCGCTTTATAGCGTTGTGTGCTTGCTTTCCACCCGACACCTCGGCAACACTTTTTGAAGGCGCAATAAAGGTTGTCAAACGTAAATACTTTGTCAAAGTCGCCGTATTGTTCGTTTCTCTCCCGCTTGCGCCGCAAGCGTTCCTCTTTTCTGCGTTGATAACGCGCCTCGTGCCGTTCCTTGCTGTTCATTTCGATATGATACCCCGTACAATCTTATTATCGTTGTGGCGTTCGGATTGCCCGTAGTACCGACCATTAAACCGCCATACCACAATAGACGGCAATGCAAGTAGCGTCCGATCGACTACATCGGGGTATTTATTTATCCTTGCGGAAAGGTTGCGCACCCCTTTTGCAAAGGCATTGATTTCGCCCGCGCGGGGTTACTTTGTCGAGCCTATATCTAATGCAAAAGCCGAAGGACACGCCGTTCGAATTGCTCGCGTTGTTGTTGTTGACATCACCCGACGGATTGACGTACCAAAAGTTGGTACTGTTACCCAAGTTCGGCGAGCGCAACCACCAATTGTTAGCAGAGCCGCCGCGACGATACTTTGCGGCGCGCAACCTATTCAAGCAAGGTTTTATAACGTTCCTTGTCCTTATTCTTTAACGCCGCAAGCAACTTTGCCTCCGTCGTTATAAGATCAATCCACGTTTGCCAAACCTTGCCGTTTATCGGTTTGTTGCTGTCGGTGTTGCGCACAAATTCGCGGGCAATATCCAATTGCGATATAAGGCATTGCAACTCGCAATTTGCGGTAATAAGGTAGTTCCTTCGCAATTGCACCTCGGCGGCGTTCGTCGGATAAACGCTGTTTGCCGCCTTGACGTTGTTATATACCGCTTTTGCGATCGCAACAATATCCTTCGTTATCAAAAACATATAGCGTTTCGGAAAGCGCGCACATTGCTTGATCGTGTACACTTCCAACTCGCGGGCGGTTTCGATAAACTGCATTGCGCTTTCGCCGCGTTTTGATTTTAACACCGACATTTTTTGTTACTCTTTCGGCTCTTCCGCCGCCGCGTCCTCTTGCTTGATTGCCGCCCACATTTCCTCGTTTTCAACCTCGACGTTTTCAAGATTGATCGTCGGGCTTGCGCCCTCTCCGAGGTAAATGTCGTCGCACGTTTTGATGTTGCGTGCATACCACCCCGCGGGCGAGCCGTCGGGCTTAAAAACGTAATGCGCCGCGTTCCCTTTGACGTGTATGCGCCCGTTTTCCGTGTACACCACCCCGTCAAGCGCGGTGGCGATCAACCCGTCGCCAAGCGCACGGGGCGCAAGCGGAATATCCTTAAATCCGTATGTCATAGTTCACCTCCTGTTATTGTGGGCTTTTCCGCGCCCATATAAGGGCGCGGATTGTCTGATGTTTTGATTAAACGCAAAAGCCGAAGGACACGCCGTACGAACTGCTCGCGATGCTGCCGAAGACATCACCCGACGGAGTGACGTACCAAAAGGTGGTACTGCCACCCAAGTACGGCGAGCGCAACCACCAATTGCTAGCAGAGCCGCCGCCGTTGGATAAGTATTTTATCCTATCGGCGGACGTTTTACCGTCTTTAACGGTTTTCCAATATTCGTATTGTTCGCCCTCGCTTGCGTACCCCGACGACGTTGTGCCGTCGATTTCCACTTTGGAAAAGAGGAAAAGTTTGTCGCTCGACGTTGTAATCGTCGTTGACGCGCTCCCCGACGTTGCTTTTTTATCGACGCTTTTTATTACCGCTTGCAAGTCGGACGGGAGTTGTCCCAAAAGCGTTTGCATTGTCGTCGTGCGCATTTCGCTATTATCCCAACCGCCCGCGTTGGTGTTTGACGAGTTCATACGGTATCGCGTTGCGAGAAGGTTTTTCATACCGACCGTGATCGGGGCTTTTCCGCCGCTCGTTAAGTCGTCGTGATTAAATCCGAGAATAACAAGCGTAATCACCTCGCCCGTCGATAACTCGACCGTTTTTTCGTCGCCAACGTTGAAATACTTTTGCGCGTCGCCCGCGGCGGCAATGCGGGATATATCGCCCCACGCGGCGGTGGCAAATGTAAACCGCGTTGTCGAAAATGCGGGGAGCGCATTCCACGCCGTTGTGCCGTCGCCCATTTTTGTTACCTTGCTCGTTGTGTCGTAACCAATTTCACCTTCTGCGAGTACATAATTTGTACTTTCCCACTCTGCCGCCGTCGCCCTGCGGTGTTTGATCGTTGCGGGTACTGTCTTGTTTGCCATTTTAACCTCCTTAATTAAACTCCGCCGCCGTTTATAATGATTGTATCCGTATAGCGCATAAGATCGTCGCTATCGGAAAGCCCCGTCGATGTTTTAACGATTTCCGACTTTGCCGCCTTTGCGTCAAGAGCGGTCTTTACACCGCCCGATGTTACGGGGTTGCTACTGTTTGCCGTCGGCGTTGTATCGAACGTGAGCGCGTCCTGCTTTGCGTTCCACGCCGCCTTTTCGGTATCTGTTACGGTGCGGTGTGTTGAGTCCGTTGTTGCGTCGGAAAGTTTACCCGACTTTGCGATCGTGGCGAGGTCTGCGTTATTTGCCTTTGCGTCAAGTGCAGTCTTTACGCCGCCCGACTTGACGGGATTTGCGCTCCCCGCCGTGGGCGCGTCGTCGAACGTGAGCGCGTTCTGCTTTTCGTTCCACGTCGCCTTTTCGGTATCGGTTACGACGCGGTGCGTTGCGTCCTCGGTTGCGTCGGAAAGTTTGCCCGACTTTGCGATCGTGGCAAGTTCCGACTCTTCGACAAACGCGCTTGTGTCGATAGAGCCGCCGAGCGCGTCCCATTCCGTGCCGTTCCACGCAAAGTTTGTTCCCGCGGGATAGTCGCCGTATGCCGCCACCACGTTGTACACGTCGCCTACATCGTGCGTTGTCGGAAGGTCGTTGTATGTAGCAACCGAGCCTTTATAGCGGTAAATCTGCGACGTTTTTTGATTGACGTAACTTTCGGTCGCAAACTTGTCCGTACCGTTTTCCCCGTCGTTCGTCAAGTCGCTTGTTTTGGTGGGGATTTCCTTTTCCGCCGCCGCGTTCCACGCCGCCTTTTCGGTATCTGTTACGGTGCGGTGTGTTGAGTCCGTTG